TTAATTCTGCCAGTTGTTCTAGCACTAAAAGACTTTTTTGCAGATGGCTTTCGAAATCCTGCCATGTTGTATTCCTCCATAATAGATATTTTTGCCTTAGGTTTATAGTCACTGGCTTTGGACTATGCAACCATCATTAAATAGATAATAAAGGTTATGAGGAATACAGAAAGCTTTGGCAAAATTGTAGAAGTTATCGAAATGGTAGTCGTTTTCTTCGCAGTATTTATATAGTAGATTTATAGCAAAAATATTTGCATCAGCTTCGCCATGATTTACAGTTTGATCATTCAAGTTGTAATATTGTTGATCTTCATATAAGACATGAGCGATTTCGTGAGCTAATTGAAATGGTATTTCCGTTGGATATGGCCACCGTGCGTTCATAATGATCAATCTGCCAACGTGGTTATAGCTAAGAGGAGGTGCAAAAGGTGGAAGACGATTGGAAAATTCAACACCTATTTTGTAATCAAACATTGCAGCATTCATTAGATACTTTATAAGCCTGTCATAATTTTCTTTATTTTCTATGCTAAGTTCATCAAAAGATCTAATCATACTTTTTAATCCTTATTTAGATACTCAGGATGACGTTTAAAGTAGCCCTTAGCTAAATCAACGTAAGTATCCTTGAGTTCTTCTGGAATCTTCCCACCGTACGGCATCCCTAAATCAGCAAAAGTGGGATCCGGGTTAATTTGGGGCTTTTTCTTTTCAATGCCTCTTAATTCATCAACTGTAACTCCGAGTGCGTCAGCAACTGCAGATAATGATTTTAAACTAGGGGATTGTTTATCCCACTTATAGATAGAATTAATACTTAATCCAGCATGCTCTGACGTTTCCTTTAAGTTCCATCCTTTTCTTTTAGAAGCTATGTTCTTAATGCGTTCTACTAATGACATTTAAAACACCTAACTTTCGTATACTAGAGAAAAAAGTATAAAAAAAGATAATTTTCTCTTTACAAAAGTATCCAATAGTATTATTATTAAATCATCAAGTGATTGATAAACAAATAACTTAAAAGTAAAAAACAATTGAATACTTATAAATTAGCACTAAGTGCGATTTATTTTTAACTACATTGTATCCAATCGTATAAAAATTATCAATAACTTGATAAATAAATAACCAAAAAAGATATGAGGTGATTGTATGCCAATTGAAGAAATGCTTGCGGAAGCAAGTAAGGCAATGGAAAGAAAAATCAAAATTGCATTGCTGGAAAGGAATATGACTCAACGTGAATTATCACGTTTGATCAAGGAAAATCCGCAACAGGTAAATCGTGCTATTAAGGGCGATACGACTCCCAAGTCAAAAGAGCTTCGTAATAAGATTTGCAAAGTCCTTAATCTGAAAGGGATGAGGTAAATGAAGCTGACAAAAGAAGAAAAGCAAGAAATTGCACAAATGGTCGTTGAAACACTAGACCAGCGCGGAGGTTTCAAAATCAATCCTAATTGGACGGATCTAAGTAAAGAAATTGAAAGCTACTGTAGACGTCAAGACAATCTTCACGGTAGTAGCTGGTACACATTGCAATCAAAAATTTTTGGTGCCATAAGAGCTGCTCTTAACATTAGCCAAGTTAAGTACATGACTGATGAGCAGGTAACCGAGGCACATGAGGTGTTTGAGTTTATCAAGCAGGAAAGAGAGAAAGCAAAATGAAGCTTTTAAATTTTGAAGGTAGATCAGTTTTAAACAGCAGAGATGTTGCTGAAATGATCGGCAAAGAACATAAGCATTTAATGCGGGATATTCGTACTTATATCAACGATATGCAGGACAGTCCAAATTTGGACCCACGTCAATTTTTCATTGAAAGTACATATACAAGTGATCAAAACAAAATTTTGCCTTGTTATTTACTAACTAAGCAAGGTTGTGAGTTTGTAGCTAATAAGTTAACGGGCAAGAAAGGCAATCAGTTTACAGCTCAATACGTGAGCCTGTTTAACTCAATGAAGGAACAGATCAGTAATCCGGTTGAGCAAGCATTAAAGAGTTTTCCCATTCCAAGAACAATGGGCGAGGCTTTACGACTGGCAGCAGATGAAGCGGATCAATTAGCAAAGCAAAAGCCAAAGGTTGATTACTACGATTCTCAAATGAGAAATCCTGGATTAATGACAACCACGGAAATTGCAAAAGATTTTGGCTGGTCAGCAAAGAAGTTAAATGATTTTTTACATGATCACCATGTGATCTATCCAGTGGGTAGTGGCAAAAAGAAAAAGTGGGTTATCTATCAAAAGTATGCCGATAAAGGTTATACGCAATATGAACCTTATGATTTTAAAAAGATCAATGGGCAGCATGGTATTAAAAACAATCTTAAGTGGACACAACGAGGTAAGAAGTTCATTTATGATCTGTTAGCTGATTTCGATATTCATCCTGTTTTAGAACAAATGGATTTACTAGGAATGTAAATAGAAAAAGCCACTCCGAAGAGTGACTTATGTGTTGAATTACCACGGATTAATGACTTTGAGCTCAACAAGTAGGAAAGAGAGCAATGGACATGAAGCAAGACGAATGGAAATCAAAGCCAATCATAGAAATAACTCAGAAAGACGTGGAAAGAATGACACTAGATGAGTTAAAGAGAACCCAAGTTAATTTGCTTATTGAACGGTTATACGTAGCTAGTTATGATGACTGGTCAAAATATGCCTATATGTCAGGTTTGGTTGATGGTGAATTAATCAGACGACTGGGATAAAAAAAGAGAGAAAAAATGAAATTCAGTAAATACAAAAATAAGCCATCTCATGAAGATGACTTAGACGAAAAGATCGATAGATTTAATAAAAAAGCTTACTGGGATTATTTGATTCCGTTTTTCGTAAGCCTAATTACTACACTGCTAACACTTGCAGCACTTAATGGAAAATAAGTGGAAGCAATTTTGTAGTGATTAGAGTTGTTGTGATTAAAACAAATATCGGCAAAAGGATGCTTTTAAAGAGAGTGTTCCAAAACCTTGCCCATCTCCATTTGAAAAAGTTTAAGCCTTCATCGGTAACTTTAAATTCAGACGGGTATAAATAGCGAGAAGGCATAAATTCAACGAGCTCAGCTTCAACTAAAAGTTTGAATTCATAACTATTAACTTCTTGGTGAGAAGTTTCATCAATACTAATTTGATTCAGCGGTGCTGCTTTTTGTATTTTGATGTATTTCTTTAATAATTTTCTCTCGGCTGGCAAAGTCTCGTATTTATGCATAATCATTCTCCTAACATTAAAGATTCGATATTTATTTCATTGTATCAAAAGGAGGAGTGAGCAAAATGACAGAAGACAAGATTTTTGATGAATTTAACCAATTGATTAAGGACTTAACCGACGACTTGATCAGAGATACAGATGATCCATATTCGGATTCAGTTGATACAGCTTTGACAAAAGTAATTAGTGCAAGAAGAAGCTATAAATGGAAAAAAGCCAACGATCAAAGAATCGCTGACTTCAAAAAACAGAATCCTAATGAGGATCCCGGAAATGCAAAAGTAGAAATTTCGTCTGAATATTGATGAGATTAAAAAATATCTCGATCAACTTTCATGTCAGTATAGGCATCTGAATTGATGCGGAAGTTCTTTCTCAATTCACAGACAAAGAATGAATCATTCTTATCTAAAACTGATGAAAAGCACTCTCTAATTTTTGCAGGACTAAGAGTAGTTTTTACCAGCCAAACAGATTTTTGAATTTCAACATTGTCGTTGCCAGAAATTGTAGAAATTACTTCCTGAACATTTTCATACTTTTGCCCAGGTTTCATTAGATCGTAGGCAATAACATATGATGCCATGATATCCCCTCCTTATTAGAGGATGACTTAATTTTAGCAGAAAGAAGGAATAGCAATGCAAGAATTAATTAAAGTTACAGTCCAAAATGATCAGCAACTTGTTAGTGCAAGAGATTTACATGAAGGTCTGGGACTTAAAAAGAAGTTTACAGATTGGTGGAAACAAAACAGCAAAGACTTTGAGAAAAATGTCGATTATACATATTCACCTAAAAGTGCACATGTTGGAAATGGCGGTACAAGGCAAATTGATGACTACGCCTTAACAATTGATATGGCAAAACAACTTTGCTTAATGAGCCGCACTGAAAAAGGTAAGCAATACCGCAAGTATTTAATTGAAGTTGAACGCAAGTGGAATGATCCACAAGAGATCGTCAAACGTGGTTACGCAATTCTTCAAAATGAAAACACACAACTGAAATTGGAGAACAAGAACTTAACTATCCAGTTGGAGGAATCCAATAAGAAGGCTAGTTACTTAGATGTGATTCTTGGAGCACCAGACGCACTAGCAGTTACGCAAATTGCGGCGGATTACGGTTACAACGCTAAGGATTTTAACGAACTGCTTCATAAAGTAAGAATTCAGCATAAAGTTAACGGTCAATGGATTCTATATAAGGTTTACATGGGTCAAGGCTATGTAACAACTAAGCCGTTTACCTTTATAGATCATAAAGGCAGAACCAGATCAAAGCCATCAACGTATTGGACGCAAAAAGGCAGAAAGCTAATCTATGACATTTTAAAAGATAACGACATTCTGCCTTTAATTGAGCGCAGTGACATCGAATAAGGCAGGTGAAGCAAATGAAGTTAAATAAAAAAACAAGGCTTGTAATGCTTACGAGATGGTATCGCAAGGCTACAAGCCTGTATGAAAAAGAACTGCTATTAAAACTTATTCGTTTTTACCAGTCCAATTGACAAAGGAGACTAAAACGTAATGAAAAAAGAAAAGATTTTCACTGAACAACAAATTGAAGTAATTAAAGAAATTGTTAGAGATGAAATCAAAAAAGCTGACAAGCAGCGCTTATCAGCTTTGGGTCAAGAACTTAACTTTAATCCTGATGATTATTAATAAACTCAGTGCTTTTATCAGTTAGTTTAAGCCAAGTGAATCCACAATCGGTGCAACGAATTAAATTTACGTACAGTGATCCGCCAATAAGATTGTCTTTTCTCATTACAACTAAGGCAAAAGTTGTTGGACCTTTGCCAATTGCAATCGGCTTAACATTTACTGATTGGCATTCAGGATAATGCAGTTTATTCATTAAAATCACCTCCTTTATTGGAGATGACTCAATTGTAACAGAAAGCAGGTGAGGTATATGGCTCTTCTGAGCATTAACGAAGAAGAATTAGAAAGATTTATTGCTAAGCGAGTTCGTGAAGGTGTCAGAGAAGAGCTAGCAAAGCGCGGAGAAATTACCGATCAAAAAATGTTCAGCCGCAAAGATGCATATCACTATCTTGGTGTAAGTGGCTCGTACTTTGATAACGCGGTAAAGCGGGGATTTATCAATCCGAGCCTGCCAGGTGACGGCAGAACGAGATATTACTTGCGCGAAGACCTGGATAGGTTCGCGGAAGACGGGAAAGACTATTTAAAGAAAGCAAGACTTTAAGGAGAAAAAGAAATGAACAAAGATACTGAATTTTCAAAAGAAAAGATGTCTAAGCAAGTTGCAAAACTGTTTAGCAAGGTTGATGAAGACAGCGCAATTATTATGTGCGTCGCAAATGGAAGTAATTTAGGTGAATTTGAGTATGGTAATCCGTTCGTTTTAGGGGGGGTAATCCAGCATCTAACCGACGAAATGCGTGAGCAGATTGAAAAAATGCCTAAGGATGAAGCCGCTCCATTGATGATGGACGCTCTAATGAAAGGATTAAAGGGGTTACAAGATGACTAAAAAGGAATACGAAAGAGAATACGGCAAGACAAAGCTTGACCACGTGCTAAGCCATATGACCATTGCATTCGGTAAAATCCTGGAATTCATGGCAATTCTATTTTTACCATTTGCGATTGTAGAGCAGCTATGCATCTACGGCGTAACGCATCCCGACCAAATTATTTCACTGCTGCTGGTCTTGATGATCATTCTCACAGCGCTGTCGGTGCGTGCCGTTAAAAAGTTAAGAAAGAAGTGATAATAATGCAAGCTAAGCTTTTTGGCATGCGACTAATGCGCGCTAGAAAAAATCGCCAGCTAACACAATTACAGCTGGCTGAAAGAATTGGTACAAGCATGACAACGATTAGCCGGTATGAAAATGGGTTGTCTTTTCCAAGTAAAAGACGACTTAGCGAGATCGCTCATTTTCTGGGCGTGAAAGTTGACTGGCTATTAACAGGATTTAAGGAGGACTAATGAAGCTATGGTACAGGTTCATCAATTCGGTGTGGCGTATCAAAGAGCAGGTAAGTACAGCGAGAGCCAGCTTATCCTTGTGGCTAACAGTAACGCTATTAGCGGCGTTGGCGGTTCTAGTTTTGCGGTTATGCCAGTAGAAGTCAAGAAGATTTTAGGTATCAAAAAAGCCCTCAACGGCTAATGTTGAGAGCAACGAAATAAAAAACAATATCTAAAGGAGATTATAACACAATGATTGAGTTTGATGATAGTGATTTACGGAACTTACAAGAAGTTGACGGCGTTATTTTGCAAGACGTACACGGTGAACGTGTAGCAATCGGCAAAGGCATTGGCTATGAGAATGTCTTTGCTTTTATGAACGCCTATTTCGAGGAATATGGTGCAGAAGACTTTGCTAAAAAAGTTGGATATGAGGACGCTGTAGACATGTTTAAATCGTGGCTTTTAGGTGTTCCAGTCGATGAATATGATCTCATGGACTGAGTATGTGAATCATTTAGTGGTATTGATGCCGATTCATTTCAAAATCAGTACGACTACGAAAATGAAGCTTATTTAGAAGCGCAAGATCAAAAATTAGATCAAGCATTAGGAAAGTAGGTGGCAGTTATGCATGACGCACAAGAATGGCTAGATGGCATCATTGCCGATATTCCCAACATCCGCAAAGAGATGCTAGATGACTGTCGCACTATGAAGACCTATGGCAAGGCAAAACAGTACGCTAAGCAGTTCAAAGTTGACTTCGAGGGTAATTATAGGGCTACGGCAGAAGAACAAGCACAGAGCCTATTTAACAGTCTTATCGAGGACGTAGTTACAGAACTCAATCGAGAATCTGACAGAGGAGAGATTAAACATGACTGAGGCAACAAAGCTAGCAGAAATGACAAAAGATCAGCTAATTAAGATAGTTGACCAGTTGCAGGATGAAAAGAAAGAACAAGCCAAAAAAGACAACGCTAGCGTTTATGAGCGCTTGTCAAAAGTAGATGTTTCTAAGTTTGTTGATAAAAAGAATGGTCTTAATTATCTAAGCTGGGCGAAAGCCTGGGGTCTGGTAAAGAGTATTTTCCCCGATGCTAGTTATAAGCTGCGGGAATACCCATATTACACACAAACAGCAGACGGTAATTATCAGCAGATTGGTACACACGATTACTTACGTACTGAGTACGGCGTTGAAGTTGAAGCCAGCGTAACTATTAAAGGTGAGACATATAGTTCAAAGCTTTATGTCATGGACTTTCACAATAGGGCACTTGACCCTAAAAAAGTTACTTACTTTGAAATTAATAAAACGCAAATGCGGGCGTTAACTAAGGCGTTAGCATTTGCGGGGCTGGGTTTGAACATTTACGCTGGTGAAGATTTACCAAGCAACGACGAAAAAACGCCACAGCGTAAGGAGAAAACTACCAAGCAGGAATTAATTCAAATAGCAAAAAAGCGAAAAACTCAATATGGTGGTGGCAAAGAACTGGTAACCGATATTGTAGGTCTTGAAAGTAGTGGAGACAAGCAAGCCAAAGCGTTTATTGAGAATTGGAAACAGAAAGATGAAAAGAATAAAGCTCTGTACGACTTTATTAAGAAAAATGATCTTGTTACACACGGCATGAAGATAGGAGCATAAATATGAGCGAAGAGCAAAAAGCATTTACTGGTGCAAAAGCATTCTTAATGATTCCACCATCAATCGCGGAAGATAAAGACCTTTTAAAAAAGCCTAAGTCAATTATCTTGATGGGACATATTATTTCAATGCTGAATATCACAGGCTCGTTCTTTATGAGCAACAAGAAAATAGCTGAAAGAATTGATGTTAATTCACGCTCTGTTAATAGGTATCTTGAACTTCTTGAAGAGAAAAAATTAATTAGTAGAGAGAATATTAAAAGCAGTGAAAACGGTGCAATCATAGGTCGAAAAATACGTGCTGGCAACGACCTCATGACATATATGTCAAGAGGGTGGCGAAATGAGTGTCAGGGGGGTACTGGCACAGATGTCGCAACCCCCATGACACCACGGTCAACTAAATATAACAGTAATAATAGAACAACTAATAGAACAGTAGAAGATATATATAGTTCTGCTGACGCAGAACCACATATCCCTTACAAAGAAATTATTGATTATCTCAATAAAAAAACTAATCAGCATCTACGCTATCAAACCAAAGCTTATCAGAAATTAATTAGACAACGGTTTGAGGAAGGTGCAACGCTAGAAGACTTCAAAAAAGCCATTGATAATCAGGCATATGCATGGCAAGGAACGAGGTTCTGGAAATATATGCGACCATCTACACTATTTCAAGCATCTAAGTTTGATTCTTATGTGAATGCTAATGACTTAAATCAAGCGAAACAGCCGTCTAATGGCGGCTACGGTGGCGAGCCAAATATAAGTGACATTCCAGACGATGATTTACCGTTTTAAAGGTGGTGATAATGATGCAAGGACTAGAAGGAATTGCAATTAAAACCGAAAAAGCAGACCAAGTATGTCCAATTCATAAAACTCAAATGGTGCTAGACCGCAAAGGCAAGCCATTTTGTATTGAATGTATGAAAGAACAAACTGAAAAAGAAAAGAATGACCAAGTTAAACGCTTTATGCATGACAAGGTCACTAAGATTTTACGTACTAGAAGCTTGGTAGATAGACCAGAGGACTTAGAAAAGTCTTTGGAAAATTACACGGCTAAAAAAGGATCACAAGAGGCTTCAATGGGTAATGCTGCTTATAAAATTGCCCATGAACTAATTGATAACCCTGATAAAGCCATGACAACGTTGATGTATGGCACGCCAGGCGAGGGAAAGAGCCATTTAGCAATGTCAATCCTTAATATCGTAAATGCTAAGAGCAATCCACCACAAACTTGCCTATTTATAGACGTTAGTAAGATGTTTGACATGATTTATGAATCTATGGAAGATCCAACGAGCTGGTGGACTAAAAAGAATGCTATTAACTTTTTGGGTAGTGTAAATGTTCTAGTGATTGATGATCTGGGCAGTGAATCATCTATGCGACAGAATGAGGCAACAGAAGCAACTGAATTTAAACAGGACGTATTAAAACAGATTCTTGATAAGCAAAAGAGGCTAATCGTCACAACTAATTTAACGCTTAAAGAGTTGCAACAGGCGTATAACCCTAAAATCGTTAGTCGCTTGTTATCGGATTCACGCGGTAGACGTTTAGATTTTACAGGAATTTCAGATAAAAGATTGGAGCTATAACACATGATTAAAATTGTTGAAAAGTCAGAAAAAAACGACTTATTGGAATTAAATGTTAATGACACAATTTGCTGTTGGAATGATGATGCGTCCGTTGATAAGAACTATTTAATGGTCACGAAATTAAATGACTATGAAGACTTAGAAAAGCCTTATACACTCATTGCACTTAATGCCACTCATGAGCAATGTAGGGCAACTAATGAAAACGACGTGCTAGATAAATATTTTTATTCAAATCTTGACGATTTAGCCCGAGATATAGCGAACAACTGCGATCATATAAAAAAGGTGGATCTAGCGGCAACAGCAAAGGAGCATAACGATGACGAAGATTAAGGTAGTACAGCCACCATGTGAGTACTGTGACTTTAAAAACATGAATCGAGCCGCATATGCATTTAGAGAAAAGAATGGCAGGTTTGGTGGCTTCTTGTCGCTAAATAATGATGGATCCTTTGACATCAATCGAGGGATGTATAAGACAGAAAAGAAACCGAATTTTTGCCCGAATTGCGGTAGAGATTTAAGGAAAGACGCTACACAAGATAAAGATAAGTAATTGAGAGGATAGACAAAATGAGTAAATTTAACGAAGCCAGAGCCAAAAACATTGAAGATTTAAAAAAGGTCGTTAAGGGAGAATAACGATGAATGACTTACTAGCTATGTGCCGTATGCTAAGGTTATCGGCTTGATGCCCCCGGGTATTAATTTCACAAATCGACAAGAATTGTTTGATTTGCTGACAGAGATGAAGGTGAAGATTTATGAACTGTAAAAGATTAACCGGACATGGACAAGATGAAATGATGTTCCATTGTGATAGTTGCGGAGTAAATATATCGATAGACACTTACGATGTTTTAACGGCAGAAGACAACTTGCATTGTCCTCTTTGTGGCGCAAGCGCCGGTCATTTATCCGTCTATATGTTTGATGAAAAGAAACTAAAGAAAATTGATGGCGACTTTAATGTGAAAATTGAAGGGGATAGGATTTGCATTTATCTTTGTGCAGTTCGCTTATATGAATTATATGGCGAGGATAACATGGCTATTTATAGCGTTTATTTAAAAGTGGAGAAAATGGCTAAGACTGTGGAGGCAATTTTGGACTTTTCACGGAAATTGGATCATTTAAAGGAGCTATACAAAAATGAAACTATTTAATGACTTGAAAAAGCTGTATTGCAGTCCGGACGAACTAGAAGTAGGCGACTTCCTCTATTGCTGGATAACTAACACCCATTATCGTGTTTTGAGTGTTAACGGATCAAGCTACGTGACTATTGAGTGCGTTGAGACCGGATGGACAACACCAGTAGTGCCCACAATTGATAACGCATTAGAAGATATTTTGGCTCACAATGCAGACTTTGACCTAAAGCATTTGACAAAAGTTAAACCTAACGAAGTTTACATGATTTTTAGCAGAAAGTGAGGGATTACATGGCAGTAGTAAACGAAGTAATGACAATAATTAATGTGATTATGTCATTTGCATTAGTGATTTTAATTTTTATCTCCATACGTCAGAATATAAGATTCTCACGTGCAACCAATGCAAGCCTTGACATTCTGTTTAAAAGGCAACAGCTCCTGTCGGAAGACTTGGATCAGCTTCAAAAAGCATTAATTCAAGTCCAGAAAGGTGAAGTAGCTAACGCTAAATCTATCAATGCCATAGCAAGGCAAATGACTGAGTTGCATGACCTTGTTATTGAAGATCAGACAAGACAAGACCAGGACATCAAGGCGCTGGCAACGCTTATAAGCGGCTTGAAAACGTCCAGCTATCGAAGCAGAAATGATAAGCATTTTAACAATGCTTTAAAGAGGATTGCAAAGCTGGTGAAAGAATGACGGTTAATTGCATCAAGTTTGTAATACCTGGTGAGCCACAAAGCAAGGAACGCCCGCGGACAGTTCGTAGAGCTGGCGGTGTTAGAACTTATACACCAGCAAAAACGCACCGATATGAGGATATTGTGAGATATTTTGCAGTTTACGCCAGAAAAGAACACAAGATAAGTGAGCCAATCAACTCACAGTGTGGCGTGTCCATAAAAGCCTATTTCGGTATCCCTAAGAGCTTTTCTAAAAAGCGTAGGGAATTATGCTTAAAAGGCAAAGAACGCCCCACAAAGAAGCCAGATAGCGACAACATCGCAAAAATAATCTTTGATGGGATGAACCCAAAGATGAAATTAAACAAAGCGCTACACAAAAAAATGGTGCTGCAAGATGGATTTTATGAAGACGATAAATTAATTGTTACGCATAGCGTGGAGAAATGGTATTCAATGCATCCCCATGTTGAGGTAACAGTTACATGGGAAGATTAATGACGGAGTGATATACGAATGGCAGATAGAGCAGAGCAAATGACGCTAGATGATAATTTAGAGGTTGATTCAAAGGCAACCGCAAATAACGTGAGGAATTTTCTTACGTTTAAATTTGAGCATTTTCAAAATTATGCAGGTTTAAATGTTTCTGATCTGTCTGTTGTTGATGATTCACACCTATCTAGCCCCAAAATGGACGCGTCAGGCGTTTCATCGCATGGTGGGATAAATCATACTGAGTCAAGTTTTAACCGCATCATGGAAGCAGAACAAGCATGTAAAGCAATTTACAAAACTATAAAAAATTGTAGAAATGGCGGCAGAACTCCATATCAAAAAATCTTGTCTGAGGCTTACTTGCACAACATGGAGGACTACAAGATTCAGCAGGAACTAGGCTATGAAGATAGTCAGTACTACATCAAAAAGCGCCAAGCTTTGTGTGAATTTGCTGACAGATTCGAAAAATGGAAAGACTGGTATAGCATCCCCTACTTTAAAGATCTTCACATTTACCGAAAAAATAAAAACGGAGTTTAAACGGACTTTTATCGGAGTACAAGCGGAGTGAAATGGCTATATTATAGTATTGTCGAAAATTTAGGAAGCAGGGTTTTCGAATGATGGAGTAAGAAGTACGATAACAACTTATTTTTTTTTGTTACGAGTCTTAATAAACCATATATTTATTAAAAAACTCCAATTAACCAGTAACGGCGGCTGGCGCCCTAGACCAGGTTCGATTCCTGATGCTGTTGTAGCCCGTTTATTCGGGCGGAATGGCAATTCTAATTCCATATCCCAAATTTTATAATCACTTTGCCTCATTCGAGGCATTATGAGCTAGCATTCGGTGTAATGCCACATACGTTTTATATAATTGCCTGGTGTGGTGAGGTTCAACTCCTCACTAGCTCTTAGCCGGCGTGGAAAACCGGCACTAAGTATAATAATCATATTTATTAATTGCATAAGTAATAAATTGAATTTTACTCGTCTAGTTTGGGACTGTGTCCCAGAGGTCAAAGCAGCAGTGTTGAGGCACGTTAAATTTAAGTCATTAACAATTTCAACTTGGTGCTTTTGAGTTTTTAACTTGAAAATGTTGCAAGCACCAAGAACCATAGATATGGTATATCACTGACCAAGTTGGTCACGTGCGGGGGTTGGATTCCCTCACTGCTTATATGAGGAAGCGTGTGTATAAACCTATGACAGGGTTCACGCCATTCAATCTATAAATCGACAGCGACGTTCTGCCGGGATACCGACGGAATTTCAGACAAGCCAAAGGGTAATAGCTTTGGTTGACCTACACCGAAAAGGAAATAGGTGTCGTTGATTGAGTGAGAAAGCATTAAATTATTGATAAAGTAGGCAACAATGTCAGCAGAATTACAATTGCCGGCGGAGATTTAGGCGCTCCGTGTAAAGCAGTCTCACGCTAATCTGGCAGACATGTCAGGGAACCACGAGATAAATGTAAGTTAAAATTCTGGTCCACGATGATCCGCAGAAATGCGGGTATAACTGATACGTGCCGTACGAGTAGCCCAAAACGTGGAAATTACAATACAGGTTTTTGCATAACCATCAATCGCATTGTTGGGTGAAAGTTGGAGGATAAATCCTCACCAAGATTTAAATTAAGCAAGAGATATAAGGTCGCTCCTTATATTGCGACTTGCTTAAACTTGTGACTGAATAATCAACGATTTAACAAGTTCAAGTGGTTAATAGCCACCCGCATAACTAGGAATATAGCCAAAACGGTAAGGCAACGGGCTTTGGTCCCGTAATTTGTTGGTTCGAGTCCAGCTATTCCTATCGTCGGTTCGAAGCTAGCGACGTATAAAATAAAGCAATTATGTGAGGCAATAACCGGTCTTACATAAATGGTTAAGTTAGTCACGCACAGGCGTGCAAATGGTTTGTTAGTCCAGAGGTCTAGGGCACCGCACTGTCTATGCGGAAACGTCGGTTCGATTTCGGCACAGACCGTTGAGGTTAGTTCTGTGAACAAAGTCGGTGGAGGACGTCTGCATTCCGACATAAAGCAGAGAAGACTAAGAGTCACGGAATCGTAAAAGAGGAAAAGCTTAATGCAAGCATCTTGCCTCATTTGATCAGGTAGGGAGTTAGCTCAGATGGTAGAGCGTTGCAAGGATCGTGGGTTCGAGCCCCACACTCCCTATTGGGCTGCAAAAGCTCAAATATATGCTCTTTTTGAAGTTCAAAATTTATTCATTTCTAACCCTTCTAACTGTTATCCATATAGTTAGAAAACTACAGTCGTACTGTGGCTTTTAGACTCATTGCTAAGCGGCAAGCGGCTGGTCTCCAAAACCAGTAATCTAGGTTCGAATCCTAGTGAGTCTGTTTCAATTTAATAAGCATTTAAGACATTCCACGCTATGTGTGATGTCTTTTTTTGTTTCCAGGGAGTAAAAATGTATCACAAAAAACCAGATAAGCCAGACAAATCGCTAGCCAAGTGGGTTGAAGAAAAGAACAGCAAGGCTACACCAAAAAGAAGCGGTTTTTGGCACGAATCGAAATATCGCCCACCAGAGGACGACATCAAAGAAGCTGAAATCAAGCAAGATGAACCAGAATTAATCATTCCTATACCGAAATCAGTAGTACCAAGTATTGAGGACTACGAGAGCACGTTTTTGCATAAGGAGGATCAAGAAAGTATGCAAAATAAGACATTAGTCAGCAAGTTAACTGATGAAAGACAACACTTACAAGATGATTTATTAAAGATTGATAACAAGATTATCAATCCGCTAGGCGTGTCAGACTATCAGGTTAAATTGTGGAAGATCCAGCGTAATGCGATGATGACCGTGGTCAACGTCTTAGACATGCGTATCAGCGATTTAAGCGTGGAGGGCGATTAATTGACCCCAGAAAAGTATTACGAGCTTAGAAAGCATTATAAGCTGGTCAAAGAAGCTGAACATTTAGTTAAGTACAATACCAGCAACAAGGTAGTAGACATGATTAAATTTGTGGCGTTTAAACAAAAAGCGGGCATGATGCCACAAGAGTACATAGAAAAGTATGGAGATTCATGGAAGGACTAAGACACCCGCTGACACAAGAAAATAAGACCATAGGTGAGGCCGTGGCACATAAACATAGAAGATACCGCGGCGTTAAAAATCCGCTTAGAGGGTCATTATTAGAGCGCAGAATACAACGCGCCATTTATTGTGTTGAAAATGACGTAGATAAAGAATTTATTGATTGGTTTGTCGCTGATACAGGGATGCAACCACAAGAATTCTTAGACAAATGGAGTAAAAAATTAGGCATATGAAAAAATTGAAGAGGATGCTACGGAATAGGCATATTAGCAAATTTTGTAGTGTGATTTTAGAAGATTTAGAGAGGGCCTAAAAAATGGGGCTATTCGTTGTCTTATGGTTCCGGTAATTTGGAAAAAGCAAAATTTTCTCGTTTTAAAGACCTTTCTTCAAATTTGAATGACCGATATGAGAAAAGCTTTAATTCTGCTGTTCAAGAATATAAGGACTACTTAAAAAGAAAGTAGGTATATTCATGGGTGGTAGATCGAGTTCTTTTAAGTCAACTAAAACCGGTGCTTCATATGTCCGCCTTCGTAATCAGGCTAGGCAGGCAGCTACGAAAGCTTTTGATAATAATGAAAATATTCATAAAAAATTTGGTGAAATTGAAGTAAAGCGTGTTAGCAAAAACAGAATATTAGTTAAAGGAAGAAATGGACAAATTTCTACGGTTGTGCCTGACTGGAATATGACAAAAGACAATATGGAGACAAATCCTCGCTTTAAAAAGGCTGCTTTTATAAATCATTACATGAGTGAAGAGGATATTAATTACTTGCTTCCCAAGTAAGTTAAAAATAAGTTAAGAGATCAATTACTGGTGGAAGAAACGACTCGTTTAGCAGAAAAACAGGTGCAGAAAAACAGGTGCATCCCTGAATTAAAGCTTTTTGGCTCTGGCGAAACTAAGATCATATAACAAATAAAGGCTATTCACCTCCCGTAATTAAGTGAGGAGGTGAATAGCCTTGTCAGAAATTATTCTTACTTTGATCATTATACTTCTGATAATTGTTGCGATCAAGTCGTAACGCCAGAGCCAAGGGCGCTCGCCCTTGTGCGGTCGAGCGCCGCTAATAATATAAAAGTATTGAATTGAATATAAATATGCGTTGCTGAGAGATGACGCTTATTTTTTATGCAAAAAATCTTTTCAATTATAAAAAGTTAGATGGAAACATTACTCAATTCCTAATTTAGCTTTAATACCATCTGCTAGGATGGCTGAAAAATTAAGCCCTGCCTCTTTACCTTCTTCATTTAAATAGTTAGGGATGGTTAAGGTCTTTTTGACTACACGGTTATCATTTTTTCGCTTATATTCCGAAATATTAACAGTAACCAAAGTAGCAATTTCATTGTTTTTGGTTTTAGGAATTTTAGCATTTGATTCAGGTAAATCTTCTACCAGTGACATGGTTCCGATTAAATCTTTCCCCATATCAATTGCTTCTGCAATAGTTCTTCCTTGGGTATCACGGTCAAGGTCTGGAACATTGACCGTATATTTGATTTTAGGGTCATCAGTTGGAGTTATAACGATTGGAAATACAACAATTTTATCTTTTTTCATAATTAACAATTTAAGATGGTACACGAATAAGGGGTATTGCCCCTTATTTTACCCTTTAAGATTATTTCGCTTCATAATCTTTTCCCAAGTGACTTTGTTAAGATCACCGTGGCGAGGAATTGATTCTGAATGATGACCGTTGGTATAAATATCATGATTATGACCATGACGGTCGAACCACCAGCCATTTTCCTTTAAAACTTTAAGGGCATCTCTTCTTTTTACCATCTTATTTCTCCTTTCACATATTATAATACACGTGTTTAATACGTATGTCAATATAAAATGCAGATTAGTTTAATTTTTTTAGGAGGTGAAGCTAGTTTTGGCAGAGCAGAAGTTAACAATTAAACAAAAGAAGTTCGCCGATGAATATGTCAAGACTGGCAACGCCACAGATGCCGCTATTAAGGCAGGATACAGCGAAAAATATGCTCACACCAATGCTAATAAATTACTACAAAATACTACAATCAAAGCCCGTATTGACGCTCAAATGCAAAAGCTCGAAGACGACAAGATTATGAAAGCTGATGAGGCTTTACGGTTGATCACAGCAATTGCACGTGGTGAAGAGACTACGACAGTTGAAACCCAAGAGGGATATGAGCTGACGGTGTATCCAACCATCACCGAGAAGCAGAGAGCCAGTGAGGCAATCCTTAAGCGTTACCCACTAAGTCCACTTGACAAAGCACAAATCAAGAAGGCACAGGCTGACGCTGTCAAGGCAGAAGCAGAAGCCAACTTGGCAAAGGCACAGGCGGAACAACTCCACACTGTTGCTGATAAGACGCGTGAGAAGATGGACAAGTTAAGCACTGAGGAGTTACGCAATTTAGCAAAGTTAGCAGGTGAAAAAGATGATTAAGCTAACAGCCGCTGAAAAGAATGGCATTGCATTAGCCGCTAAGGAATCGCTAGCACGTAGAAGTTACGCAGACTATTTCTTGCTAGCCAATCCTGAAATGAAGCTATATCCACATACCAAGCTAATCACTGAAAAGCTCCAAAAGATAGCAGACGGTGAACAGCATTTCTATATCATATCTATGCCGCCACAACATGGAAAAAGCTTAACTATAACGAAAACTTTTCCAAGCTATTACTTGATGAAATATCCGGACAAGCACGCCATGATAGTCGCTTACTCACAAGACTTATATAGTCAGTTTGCGGCAAGCAACAGGCGTGCTTTTTCTGATTGGTCGGGTCCGTTGTTCAACCTCAAAACAGGCAAGAATACAGCCCAAACATTCACCGTACAGGACCACAGAGGTGGCTTCTATGCTACTTCTGTTCTTGGCGGTGCTACTGGTATGAGTGCCGACTTGCTGGTTATTGATGACCCTGTAAAGAACGCAGAAGAAGCGCACTCTATGACCGTCAAGGACAAGATATGGGACGAATGGAATTTAACGTTTTACCCACGTCTGCAAAAAGGCGGCTCGGTTATCGTAATTATGACCAGATGGCAGACAGACGACCTAGCAGGGCGCTTGCTATCTGAGTCATCCCTACCATGGGAAGAAATCAAATTGCCAGCCATTGCGGAGGACATCCCAGCAGGGACAACAGACGCAATTGGACGTAAGAACGGCGAGCCTCTGTGCCCGCAATTGCACATGTTAGATGAATTACTTACTCACAAGCACGACATGGGGACGGTCAAGTTTACGGCTCTTTACCAGCAAAGCCCAATTATTGAGGGCGGTAACATCTTCAAAGATGAATGGGTAAAGTACTACGTGGACAGCCGCGAAACCATGGCAAGGCTGGGACTAACCGAAAAAGATGTTGCTATTTTGCCCCGTCACTTAGATCAAACTGTTCAAGCATGGGATGCAACTTTCAAGAGTAAAGCTAATGACGACTTTGTAGCAGGTCAAGTATGGTCACGTCGTGATGCAAGCTATTTTCTACGCCCTAATTGGTGCCATAAGCGATTGAGTTTTACAGAAACGCTAGACGCTATTAGAGCCATGTCCCGCATGTATCCTGACGCTACTGTAAAGCTAGTGGAGGACAAGGCAAACGGTCCGGCAATCATTGACACGCTTAGACGTGAGATTCCAGGAATTATGCCGGTGTCACCAGGCGCAGACAGCAAGGAAGCACGTGCGGCGTCAGTGTCTCCAATGTGGGAAGCTGGACAGGTTTATATACCGCATCCTGCATGGCACCCAGAAGTTAAAGACTGGATTGCTGAAATTCTAGGCTTCCCAAATATGCCGCACGATGACAACGTGGACTCGATGGTTTACGCATTACGGCGGCTTAACACCAAGTTCGGTGGTCCAATCGTTAGATATTAGGAAGGAGGACGTTAATGGCAAAAAAGAGAATAAGGCACTTCAAAACGCCAGTTGTGCGGTCTGATTCGCTTGACCTAAGTCCTACGGTTGACTATGAGTCGATTGCATGGAAGACAGCTGATCACTCACAGAACTATGAAGCCTTAGACGATCGATACAAGTATGATGCTATCGCTCATAAGATGGTCTCAAAGGTTGCAGAAGACGCCACAAGAAACGGATTCCGTTTAGTTATTCCAGGCAAGCCAGATTTACAAGAGATGTATCAAAACCGCTTAAATGACTTAAAAACGCAACAGGTTTTATCTCAGCAAATCATCTATCAACGCAAACACGGAGATGGCTATATAACTTACCTAGTTAAAGAGACAAATCCAACGAGTACATTTGACCCTCTTGACCCTGAAAACATCGAGAATGTGGTAGCATTGCACGCATTCGGTCAAAAGAATGTACAAAGCTATCTAACCGACGATGATCCAACGAGTGACGACTACGGCAAAGAGTCAAAATTGAAGATTCAACCAAAACAAGCCGCCACCACATTAGACAGGTACGGTAATCCAACACAAGAAACCAAGGACGAAAATGCGATTGTTCTTGATGCTACCAGGTATAGTCACATCAGCTTAGACAAGTTTGACGATGACCAAACAGGGACATCAATTATCAAGCGCTGTGAAAAGCAACTCAATAATATGGCGATTGCTACCGAATCAGTGGGTAAAATGCTACGAGAATTTACGTTTAAGGTCTTCCAATCTGATAGGCTGATGAATGAACCATTAGACCAGTTCAGACGCGACAGAGACGAATTAGCACGCGTAGCAAACACCGAAGCTATGATGTTTACTGGTAACGATGACACCGTGACCAAGCTAGCAACGCCAACTGGTGGCATGAATGTCTTACTTGATTACTTGTGGCAAGACCTTTCAACAGCGTCAAACATCCCTAAATCGGTTTTGACGGGTGAACAGTCTGGCACGCTGGCAGGCGCAGGGCAAGACGTGCAAAACTATTATGACAGTGTGAAAGCCTTACAAGAGCAGATTTTGAAGCCCGAAATCATGAATATTGTCCGCTTGTTGATGTATTCGAAAGAATTTGGCGGTTACTTAGACCCAGACAGCTTAGAATGGCACATTGAGTTTAATCCGCTATGGACACCGGACGACAAGACGCAAAGCGAGACACTGGTCAACCATGCAAATGCGGCCGGAACACTGGTCACAAACGGTATTTTTGCCCCTGATGAAGTCCGCAACATGTTCAACGGGCAAGGCAACAACGCAATTCAAGGGATGCAGAACAACGCAAACGTGACTGACAGCGCCGACAATATCGAAGCTCGATATACGCAAGAGCAAATTGACCAGTACTACAAAGATGTTGAAAAGGCTGGTATAGATGGCAAGGCGTAGAAATGGCTACCCATTGAAGATTGAACGGTCATATTACCGAGGATTAGCCAAACTCATTCGAGAATGGCAAAAAATAGCTTTCAGAGTGGCTGACGCGCAATTAAGGCATTATCTTATTAACGGTACTAAAATGCTCACAGATGCGGATAATTCGCGTAATCCAGAGTGGACTAATTACGTACAGCAAACCTTGAATTTGATGTCTGTTGATATGGAAAACACGGTCACAGATCAAATCTTGCATGACATGACTATGCGGTTTGTTTATGCGGTTAACCAGTTCAGTGCTAATAAGACGCGTGTGCATCAAGCTAATGTGCAGATGAAGATGGGACCTTATGCGTTAAATCCGTTAAGAGATAACGCAAAATTGCGCGAATATACCTGGGGTAAGATCTTAGAAAATACGAACTTGATCAAAACCATGCAAGGGCGCTATATTGACCAGCTGAAAGGCGACATTTACCGCATTGTCAATGATGGTGGCGGTCTTACTGATATAAGCCACGCTATCAGCAATCGAACTGGTATGGCTTTGCGTCATGCTGACCTAATTGCAACTGATCAGACAGGCAAAATACTAGCCCAGATTGACGCTTACCGGAACAAACAGGCAGGCTCAACGCGCTATATTTGGCGTTCAATGGAGGACAAACGGGTAAGACTAAAACACAGAGAGTTAGACGGCAAGGAATTTAAGTATGATGACCCCAACGGCGGGGATAATGGGCAGCTACCTGGCGAGCCGATAAGGTGCAGGTGTTACGCTGACCCGATTGACTAAAAATTAAATGAAACACAAACGCTTCCTCAATGCGAGGGAGCGCTTTTTTCATGCCCAAAATTAGCAAACTTTGTGAAATTTTTAAGTATTCCGCCCGTGGGTGAATCTCATTTAAGCCCGTTAAATCAACATTCTTACTTTGTGAAATTTTAGGAGGATTTTATGGAAGATTCAAACGAAATTAAACCAGTTTCAACCAATTTAACCAATGAAGAAACTAAGCAAGCAATTAATGCTTTGAAGCCTAAAAGCGTGGAGGTAGCTCCAAAGGTAGAAAAGCCAATTGAAGTTGTCAAACCAACACCAGTAGCAAAGGAGGTGAAGCCAATGGCAGAAGTAAAAGACCCTAGAGGGATGTTCGATTATACAGGCTGCGAACAGTACACCGTGCAAGATGGCGAAACATTGTTTGATGTTGCTCAAAAGTACAAGGTCGCTTTGCAACAGTTGCGTTATTTCAACCATGTACCAAAGGACACCATGCGAGTTAAGCCTAGGCAAACACTGTACATCCCCAAAGAACCGGTATTAGTGCCAGTAGGCGAATAGCATGAACCTGACACGGTACGATACAGCGACGATTAACAAGTTTTCTGTTGATTCACAAACAGGATTCTTGCATGTAAGCAATGTGCCAATCGCACGTGTGGGCGTTTTTCCTTATATCGGTAAAAGTGGGCAGATCACCATGGAAGCCAAACTTCCTGATGATTTATTGACTGATTCGGCTGTTGAGAGTGCAAATTCAAAGCCAGTTACAGACGATCACCCACAAGAATCGGTGAACGTGACCAATACGAACCGATATATGAAGGGATTAACCGCCAATAATGCCCATGTTGATGGTGACAAGCTGAAAGTTGACATGACTATCACCGATTCGGCATTAATCAAAGAAATTCAGGGCGGCAAGCAAGAGCTTTCAATTGGATTTCAAACTGATGTGGTACCCGTTAAAGGTACTTTCAAGGGTATGGCGTACGATTCGGCACAAAAGAACATTCAAATTAATCACGTCGCAGTAGTTAAACGTGGTCGTGCTGGTCATTCGGTGAGATTAACCGGTGACAGTGCAGAAATGGTTATAGATGATTCACAAGAGAAAGGAACATCAATGGAAACTACAAAAATTCGTTTAGATGGTGCAGATGTCACAGTCGCAACCACAGACGCAGAAAGAATTTTAAAGCTTGATGCTGACAACAAGGCTAATAACTCAAAAATTGCCAAACTTGACGCTCAAATTAAGGCTTTGACAGCCGAACGCGACAAGTTAAAGGGTGGTGCTGATGCTAACAAGAAATCACTTGATGAAGCACAAGCCAAGGCTGATTCTCTTGAAAAGGAATTAGCCGCAGAAAAGAAAAAGTTTGAAGGGGATGCACTAGATCAAGCAATCGCTGACCGTATGGCACTTATCGATGAAGTAAAGCCATATGTTGGCGATTCTTTTGATTTTAAAGGCAAATCTCCGAAAGAAATGAAGCTAGAAGCTATCAGCAAGACTGATTCAGTCGATTTAAGCGCTAAGTCAGATGACTATATTGACGCTTATTTTGACTCAATCAAGAACCGCAATAACTCTGGCGTAGTTGGTTACACGGGTATTGAAACCAATGTCAAGACAGACAGCGTAGACAATAAACCCGCAAAAGACCGTTACCACTTAGCCTAAGGAGGTAATTAAATGGCAATTCCAGATGGAGAACTTTACAACACCGGTGAACTTGCACCAGGTCAATTAGCAACCATTGAACGCGCAACAATCAACACCGAACAAGCAGGAGCACCAATCGGCTTCGGTCAAGGTGTCGCAATTAAAGATGGTTTGGTAGTTCCAGCAACCGGCGGAAATATTTTCGGCGTGGCTTTACGCAGAACTTACTTAAACGCTGACTACTTAATACAAGAAAACATTGATGCTGACAAGTGGCAAACCGGTGAATTATTTGGCGTAGCTCGTGAGGGAACTATTCAAGTACCAATCAATGAAGATGTAAATGAAAACGAGAATGCAGCCGTTGATAAGGACGGCAATTTCAAACCAGCAGGCGCTAACGATACAGTCGTTGGCGTCTTTTTAGGTTCCGGCAATAAGGGCGGTACCGCACGCATGCAAACCCGTATCCAGCTTTCTAATACGGCTGTTACAGGTTCAGGTTTGCAAAATGCTAACGCGCCACAAGTTGACCAACCTAGCACACCAGCAGTTAACCCAACGCCAGCAACAAAGCCAGCATCCCCATCAACGGGTTCAACAACTGGCACAGATAACAAGAACGGAGGTAAATAATGGCGAATAAGGACTATTTAACGCGTGAACAGCTTACCTATGTTGACAACGTTATTAAGACTCCAAAGGAACGAGAATTAACAGCTATGTCACTGTTCCATACTTTCAGCGTTCCAGCATGGACTAAGCAAACCACATACAAGGTAATGACTACCGCTGGTCAAGCCGCTCATTATGTTGACGGTGCCGACGATATCCCAGTAGTTGACATGAATGTAACCGAATCAGCATCCAACTTGACTGATATTGCGATTGCGGTTAGATACTCACGTCAACAACTTGGTGAAGCTCAACAAGTAGGCATGGACATCTTAACGCCAATGGCAACAAGAGCCCGTAGAGCACTAGCAGAAGCCGAAAACAAGCTTATTTTTAATGGGCTTCACAATTCCAATCCAGCACTTAACATTAACGGTTTGACTGATCCAGTTTCTAAGTTAGGTGTGCAAGAATCAACCGCACCGGTTACATTTGATGCACTTGCTGACGACCCAGACAACAATTTAAAGATTAGAAACTGGCTCAAAGACGCAAAAAGCAAGATTACACACTTGGCTGGCTATTCAAATGCTCAACCAATTTTAGCCTTGCCACAAAGCGCAATTGATCAGCTTGACATGCCTTATAACCAATACAACCCACAAATGACTGTATTGCAAATGATTGGACCGTGGTTTAAGGACATTAAGGCAGTTCCTGAACTTGAACACCAAAACTTTGGCTCTAATGGCAATAAACAAGATATGGGTTATATCTTCTTGAATGACGCGGACATTGTACAAATTCCAGTGGCTCAACAAGTACAACAATTGCAACAAGAATACCACTCAGGACGTACCACAATTCCTTACACTGAACGTCTTGGTGGTCTTGTAATGTACTACCCACACGCATTTGTACAATTGCACGGTATCAACGATCCAAAGAAAGCCTAGTTCGGAGGTAGCCTATGGACGATTTACAAGACATGCTTAATGCTGTGAAGCAATTAAGCCCAGATTTAACTTCTAAACTGTCCGATGATGCACTAAATGGGCTATTGACTAATGCTTATCAAATAGCAATGGCTGATGGTTTTCCAAAGCTTGCCAAGAACAACGATGGTGAGACTATCAAAGCTCGTGACATGGCTACGCAATACTTAGCCTTGCATTTAATCACGATTAACAAGGCTATGGGCGATGGTGGCGCCAACGTTACCAGCGAACAAGTTTCAGTATTGAAGCGAACTTATGCTGACGTTAGCAAATTAAATCTGTTCCAACGTTCGCCGTGGGGGCAGCTATATTTATGGCTGTATAACCTTTATGGCAACGGAAGCATTACAAGATATGGATTGGTGCAACACTAATGGCTGACAGCTTTGAAGAAATCGAAAATAGGCTAGATCATATCACGAAAGAAATGGACTATTTAAACCATCATCAGGTAGTAATTGGCTTTTTCAGTGATGAAAATAGCTTGCTTTTAACAATCGTGAGAGCCAACGAATATGGGGCGCATATCCGTCCTAAAAATTCGAGTGGCTTCTTATGGATTCCGTCAAGGCAAGCTATTAAAGAGTTCGGGAAAAACGTTACTGCAAAAGACGTTAGAAATAAGTATCAGCTGTTCATCCCTAAGGGAAAGCACATTGCGGCTGTCAATCAAGACGGCAAATTGGTCACATATTTCTATCTGATGCAAAAAGTAGACATTCCAGCCCGTGCCTTTATCAGAAAAACCGGCATAGATTACCGTCAAAAATACCGCCGATACATCAAGGCAGGTATTGAAGAGATTATGTATGATGGCAAAACTGGTAAAGACTTGCTTGAAAAGCTGGGACGCATGGGCGTAAGTGATATGAGAGAAGTAATGAGACGTTGGACAAAGCCAGGTAACGCACCGCTGACCATCGATAACAAGCGTGGGGCTAATAACCCCTTGGTTGACACTGGACAGCTTCAAAAACGCATTACTTGGAAAATACTGCCAATGACAGGGGGCACGCTATGAGTTTCTACATTCCGTTTGCGGATATGCTGGACAGTTTTGGAGTAGATTTAACGGTTTACCCATATGACAGCCCAGCAAAAAAAGCTCACTTTCACTACGTGGGCGGTGTAAGAGTTGAAGACGATGACGCGCCAAAGGTGCAGCCGGAACAGCGATATGAACCGGTTGTACCGAATAACGCACAAAATTCTTTCATGGCTCAATTTTATACGGGTGGTGAGATGGCGCAGGCAGATCTCTTATGGATCAGCTCTAAGCTTTATCCCACGAACTCGGTCGTAGAAGTGCCGTCTCAGCCAGGTCAAAAATATCGAATTACTGGCAATTCCAACTTTCAAGGCTATTCTGACGTTGTCATTTACGCATTAAAGGGAGATGATAAGCACCCTAATGGCTAGCAATTTACCGGTATTGAGTGATCATTTTTTAGTGCAGTACATACTTGGCAAGCTGGTCAATCAGGTCACGGGATGCGAATTGGTTGAAGATGCAAACATTGACGAAATGGAGGATTATCCGTTTTTCACTTTCAAATGGATTGACTTGGACCAAGAGCCTAACG